ATTTTGTCCTTCTCCTTTTTAGTTTAATCCCGCTAATTTGCGGAGTTCTATTAAGTTTGACTTTTCTTCTACCGGTTGTTTGATTTCTTTATCGCCTGTTACTTCTGTGCCTTCATTTAATGCCTGTTTTTTTGCAGTTGGTTTTTTATCTTCCATTACTGCTGGTAGGTACTTGTCAAATGCATTGTGCAATTTTTCTGTTTGCACCGACTCTAATAGTTCTGACATAATTTCTCTTTTGTCTTTACCTAATGGAGTCAACAACTCGTTCATCACTGCAACACGTTTTGCCTTGTCTTTAGCAACAGAAATTTCTGCTTCCTTAGACTCAACTAGAGTATCTTTCTCTGTGATGGCTTTCTTAGCCTCTGCTAGTGCTTCTTCTTTCTCAGCAACGATCTTCATCAACTTTGCAGTCTCTGATTTTTCGTTTAAGTATGAGTTAGAATATTCGTTAGCAAACGCTTCGAATAGTTTTCTACCAAAATTGTTTTCACGTGCTGAATGAATATCTTCTTTCAACTGTGAAATCTCTTCTGCTAGTTTCTTACTTACAGTTTCTTTAACAATTTCTGCTGACTTAGCAACAAATTTTTCTTTGGCTTCTTTTACAAGTTTTACCTTGGTTTCTGCCAAATCTTTTTTGTCTTCTGCGAACTCGTTGATTTCGTTTGCAAGTTGCTTAACAACAAAGTCTTCCAATTTTGAAAAGTTTTCGCTTACCTTATTGCGGTCTTCGTGTAACTCTCCAATTTCTTTAGTCAACTGCTTGAGCATAAACTCTTGCAGTTTCTCAGAATGTTCTGAAACTTTCTTCTTATATTCAACCCTTGCTTCTGCAAGTGATTTCTTATCTTCAGCAATTTCAGCAATTTCTGATTCTAAACGTTCGGAAACCATTTTGTCAATCGCTTCGACCATGTTAGTTTTATCATGTTCGTAACGTTTTGCAAATTCCTCACGGAGTTCAGCAGTAACAGTGTCTTTGTTTTCCTTTACCTTTTGGTCCCATGCTTCTTGTAAGTCAGTGCGAACTTCCTCACCTAGCAAGCCTGTTTCAAAAAGTTTATTAAACATATCACTCATTGGCTTCTCCTTATTTCTACTGCAAGCCTTTTATGACTCGTAGCATCTGTTCTTTGAGATACTGCTGTGCTTTAGCATCTTTCGATACTTCATGAGCCGCCCTAATCGCACTATAACCACCTCTTGTATTCATTAAGTGTTCATAGATTGGTGTAGGGTAAGCACCCGGCGCACTTGGTTGTGCTACCACATCAACTGTGATAATTTCAAATCCGTTAACTTCTCCAGAGGATTCATTAACTTCACCTGCTCCTCGTGAACTGACTCCCAGTTTCACACCTGACTGTAACATGGTTTTGACAAGATTACCCATCGGGGTAGGTAAAATTTTCATCTTACCAAACCCGTTTGGGCCATCCATCCACATATCAGTAATCATATGTGATACACGATCTAAATTGACCTTTAAATCATCTGGGTGATCAACTTCACCTAGAACTGAATAACCGCCGTCGATCTGATCCTTGAGTGTTTTAACAGCGTTGCCTATCTCGGAGACAGGGTAGATTCGCTGGTTAGCGTTTTTAACACCACCCTGAATACAGATGCCTTTTAAGTAAAGGTCTTTTGAATCCCCTTCACCTTTAGACTCAAGGGTGACTTGCGCCTGATCGAACGTAAGATGTTCTCTTAAGTATGCCATATTGGCTAACTCCTAATTACTCAGCACTCTTTGGTGCAGATGTCTTCTTGAAAGTGTCTCCGGCTTTAGCACCTGGTTCATTCTCGAAAGATTTTCCCATGTCCTTTGGCTTTTGAGCACTACCGCCCTTTTCTTCACCACCACCAATTGCATGTGCTTTAGCATCGTTAGGTGCTTTAGCATTACTTGCTACTGGACTAGTAGTGTTATCAGAACCTTCGGAATTTGATGGAGCAGAAACTTTTTCTACGTATTCACGCATAGTTTCGCCAGCGGATTTTGCTTGTTTTGCTTCATCTACAACTTCTGCTTCTTCGTCTTTCGACTCAATAGCAGGTTCAAATGCTTCCTCTTCGGCTTCTTCTGATTCTTCTTCGTCACCTTCTTCGCTTTCGTCCTCATCACCTTCTTCTTTGTCGCCCATCATGGCTTCAAATTCTGATTTAAGGTCGTCTAATGCGTCTTCAAGGTCTACAACACGGTCTTCGATGTCATCATGTGATTCTTCATGATCATCCATTTCACCGTCTTTGTCGAAATCCATTTCGTCGTCTGCTGGCTCGTCTGCGATATCTTTCATCATCATATCTGTTGCATCACCGCCAACTTCTTCAACTGACTCTTCTTCAAAGTTTTCATCAACTTTGTCTTCTTTTTCTGATTCTTCAGTTGCTTCTTCAACTTCGTCTTCTTTAGACTCTTCAGTTGCTTCTTCAACTTCTTCATCTTTTTCCTCAGACTCAATTAGTCCTTGGTAAATTTCTTTTGATTTCTCAACCACGATATCGTGGAAAAGTTCTTCTGCTTTCGCTTTGTCTTCGTTTACGAGAAGATCAAGCAGTTGTTCAAATTTGCTTGTATCTGACATTGTATTATCTCCTTTATTTAAATTGTTAGGCAAGGCTGTCCACTGTATTTACGAAAAAACCACTTTTACCAGTGGAAATAGGTGTATTTTCTGCATTTTTGAAAAAATGCTTATTTTTTGAGGTCATTTTCGAACTCATCATATGTAATTGTTTTAAAATTATCATAATTATTTAACTGAGCAGGGCAAAAATCCCCACTATTAGTTACTCTTTTGAACTGTATTTTCGGATTAGATGTGATTGACTTTTCAGTTTGCCGTAGCCAATTACCATAATATGTTGCAGGTTCTGCACTTTTTTTATAATTTTTTGTATCTGCATATATGTTATTAAACCGTTTGCCGCCGTTTAATCCCATAAAATCAAAACCTAAAATATAGATTGTTTTGTGATTGTCTTCAGTTGCTTTGAATAAAGCAGTAGGCCCACTACTCCATCCTAAACTAGGTTGAAAGTAATTTAGATTTGTATACTGTTTATAACCGTTATTGTAGTTGGTCCATACTACATGATTGTGATGATATCCGTCTGCTACAATTTCGTGTACCATTTTAGGATCAACAGCGATCAACACATCCGGTTCAAAGTGTCGATACACGGCATTACATGCATAGATTGTTCCTTTTCCACGCAGTTTTTCTAGATCTAAATGTTGTCTGGAGGTACCATTACCCATTACAAACGCTGTGTTCATATGGGTATTTAAAAAGTTTTATTAAAGTGCTTGCTCTTCTTGAGCAGGTTGACCATACATCATCTGAACAAACTCTAATTCTTTGGCTTGTTCAATTTCTCTTGCTTCAGATGTGCGTCTAATTTGATTTAACTGTTCAAGTGTTAGTCTTGTTTTTCTAGTATCGGTTGGTTTGATAACAGAGATATCTCTTTGAGCATTGTAACGCTTATCGTCCTCAAAGTCTCCACCGTTTTTATCAAAATAAAAAAATTCTTTTAACAACATAATCTTATTTACCTTAAACTGTCTCGCCGCCTGGCTCTGCTCCGCCTGTATCAGGTGTGCTTACATCTGCTTCTGGTTCAGGTGAATCTGCATCTGGCTCTGTACTACCTAGTGTGTCTAGGTCTGATTGTATACCGCTAGGTGTTACACCAGCACCACGCATTTCTGTGCCTGCACTTGTATTATTAATATTTTCATTTGTGTTTTCTTCACGCCACATTGCTTCGTTTTCTGCAACTTCTTCTTGTGAAAGACCTAAGAATCTCTTAAGTGCAAAGCGTTTACTCATGTAAGGTACTTCTTGTAGTGAAGCAAACGTGTTTACTCTTGCATTATCCATTTCACTTTGTCTGTATGAAGCAAAGTTTTGTGGTGGATTCATGCGTAAGTCAAATAAATTGTTGTCTATATTAACACCTTTAGCGTTCATATACATCTTAAACTCTTTATCAAAGATATATGCAACTAGGTTTTGCAATCTTACACAATATTTGTTAAATCTTAACTCTTGAATATAAGCAGTGCCTACCCTACCGTCGTTATACTGAGCGGCAGAATCGTCTGCACCGGTAGGTAAGTAAGAACTTGGAATACGTAAGCCACGGAATAACTTATTAGTAAAGTACTTGAGGTCATCAATTTCACCTAAGTTAGTACCGCCAGGTAGTGTTTCTACCTTAGAACCACGTCCTTCTGCTGTTTGTGGAAAGAAATAGTCCTCATTAATTGATAGTGGATTAAAACTAGCGTCAATAACGTTAGTACCACCGCCTGTTGCTGACGGAATTCTACGCTGATGAATTTCATTTTTAATTCTTTCAACAAATCCCATAGCAAGGTGAGTAGGCATATTACCTACGTCGATGTAAAATACTCTTCTTTCCGGTGCTCTTTGCACACGGTAGATAATAATTGCATCTTCAAGTAATTCTTTCTGCTTATAAACCTTGAAAACACTTTCTAATAAACTGTTACCAAACGGGAAATTTCTATCTAAGCCTTCTGATAGTGATAAATGTACCACATGTTCTGCTTCAATAGCGGCTTGATTTTGTGCTTTTTCAAATCTAGTACCTGCTTGTTGTGGTACTGTACCAACAAAACCTCTACCCATTGCACCTCCGGTAGTTGTATAGTCAACTTGACCTGTGCTGGCGTTTGGATTCTTTTGTGAAACTGTTAAATTTTGAAAATTTACATTAATGTCACTGATAACATACTGCTCAGGTGTTTTACCTTCGCTTTCATTTACAATAACTTTGTTTACTTTTGCAGGATCAATATGAAATAGTTTAAAGTTTTCTGGATCTCTAATAAAAAATGCATCACCATACTTGAATACATTACGCATCACTCTAAAAATACGTCTGTCAAATTGGTTTAAATCAACCCACTGTTGCAAATACTGTTTTAGAATCTTAGTTTCAGTGCCTGTGGCTTGTTGTTTGAAGAAAAGTTGGAATGGTGTTTTGTTTTCCATGTTTTCTTGTGTACAAAATTCTGCTAGAATATCAAGTGCGGCATTTACTTCACTGTCCGTATCCATTGTTTCATATTGACCATAACGTTCGATACGATTTGGGTGTCCTGAATAAACATCTGGAAGGAAACTAGAATAATTCGTCCTTGCGGGTCCTGCTTGTCCTACACCAGAGATTGGACTAGTTTGTCCTGAATTATCTACCGGTTTGTATTCTTGAAAGTATTTTTTCCAACTCATCCTATTTTCCTAACTGTATTGTTCAACAGTTGATATAACCTGTCTTGTTAAACTATTTTGTGTTTCCATTTTACCTGCTAACATATTTAACGCTTCTATTAATTTTACATTACCTTCACGGTTGCTGTCAACCATTCTATTTGCCATATTGCCTATTCCATCCGAAAATGCACCGGTATTTGGAGTATTTTGTGACATAACACTGTTTGCTCCTTGTGCTATTGCTCCAGAAACTAGGTTATTAAGTTGACTTTCGTTAAGAACTGCTTCTCTACCATGCAACGTTGCAAGTGTGCCGCGGCCAAAATCATTCAGCACACTACCATAGCGGCCAAATGTTCCAACGTTTAGTTGTTCGTTATCTTCTAGTGTTTGTCTGTACTGTTGTAATTCCTGTACCATTTGGGCTATTATTTGTTCATAGTTTTCGCCAAACATTTCAATTAACTCTTCTTCGTCTTTACCTCTAAGTTGATTACTTAGATTTTGATACATCTGCTGATCACCTATTTCACTCCCAAAGAAATTTGTTCTGCCAGAGTAATCTTGAGATAGGTATTTGTTCATAATATCTATTGCACCTAATATAGGTGCATTAGGATCACCGGCGGCTTTACCAAATAGCGGAACACCGCCTGTAGTAAGACGTTCTAGATCTGCTGTTCTTTCGGCCTCTGTTCTATTATCTACTGTATCATCATCTTGGTTAAGCACTCGGTTTGCTTGTGTGTTAGCAATATCTCCTGAACTAATACCAAATGCAATACGCATTAATCTACTATTACTCATCATGATAAACATTTCATCTAACAATTGATTAAACTTACGTGTTATGTAAGGAATGAATCCTTCTGCTTCAATATCGGCATTAACTTCTCTAATAAAATCACCAAAAGAATTTAATCCAGCAATAAATGTAGGATCAGTTAATATGCTTACAAATGTTTGGTCTAGTGAATCTCTAAGAGTTTGTATTATTGAATTTAATGAATTAAATGCTTTTTGTAACGGACTTTCGACTCCTAGGTTACTAGCAACTTCTGTAATTCTACCGCTGAACAGGTTAATACCGTAGATTAATTGACTGCCGGCAAACCCTCCTTCAGTCATTGTAATTGCGGAAAATAATCCACTATTTGCATCAGCATATGCTCTGTTTGCGTTAGCAAAGCCTACCATTTGGCTGTTTACTTCGTTGCCAAACATTTCAAGATTGCCGTTGAACGAACGTGCAGAACTGTTTAGATTGTTTAATAATGAGCCAAAGTCTCTGTTAAGACTCAACATGTTTGCGGCTTCATCTGTTACAGGAGCAATACCTAATATACTTGCCATCATTGCTTCGCGGCCAGCGTCACCAAAACCTGATTGTACAGTGTCAAGGATAATGCCAAACCTATTTCTAACATCTGCTGGCATTTTAGCAAGTTCGTTTTGAAATGCTCTGTTCATGTTAGCACGATCAACAC